ATGGCCGGCATCTTCAAAAACCAAAAACCATTCGAATTATGGGAGAACTATTCCTAATATATTATATATCAACTACTTAACCTTGTGTTAGATATACTTTATGTCTCAAATTAGATCATACACATAGTTCCTATGTTGATTCTTAAGACCTTATCTGAATGTCTGCTGCGCAGAAGTCCGAAGTGCGCATTCAGGGAAGCCCAGAGTATGCATACGCCATGAAGCATGTGATTGGCGTAGACCCGGGGAAGCACGGAGCCATCGCGAGGTTCGATCCATCGACGATGCAGATCGTGGCAGTCCACAAGATGCCAGAGACAGACCGGGAGGTCGTGGAGTTGATCAGAGAGAACCTGATCGGGTCGTCTCACGTGTTCGTGGAGCAGATCCCGAAGTTTGCTGGAGAGAATCGATCGGCGGCATTCATGGCAGTCCTGTATGGAAACTACAAGCTCGTGTGCGGAGCAGTGCTGATGCATGCCAGTTCGCGCCTGGTTGAGCTATCGCTTCTGAAGTGGATGAACGTCACCATCGAGCAGTCGCTGAGGTCACGCGACAGATCTGCGAGGAAGAGACAACTCCTGGACGCCGCGAAGGCTCTCTGGCCGAAGACCCGACTCACGCTGCAGACCTGTGACGCTCCGCTCATCGCGAGGGCCGGGATTCTTCTCAGCAGAGATGAGTTTACTTCGGCCGAGGGATGATGCCATCTTCTGACCATGGCATCCAGAGCGGCAAGAAAGCTGACACCTCAACAGCGTGAGTTCATTGAGCTTCACGTGCTTGACGGGCTCCCGATGTATCGAGCCTATCTTCTCGCCTTTGACGATGTCATCGCAGAAAAATACAACGGTCAGATCACGGCCGGTTCGGCCTGTCGCGCCGGCGGCATCATTCTCAAGAAGGAACATGCTCAGACCTACGTCGAGGAACTCAAGGTCCGAGTGGCCGAGCGAGCTCAACAGAAGCGCTTTCTCAGCTTTGACGAGAAGCGCGAGTTTCTGGCCAAGCTCGTTCGAACCCCGATCTCAGAGATCGACGAGGATTCAGAGCTGGCCGAGGAGATGCGCGTCTCGAATGACGGGGCGACGTCGGTCAAGATTCCATCAAAGCTCAAGGCGATCGAGCTCGATGCCCGCATCATGGGTGAATTCAAGGACTCGATGCGACTTGAGGTGTCTGAGAAGGTGATCGACCTCGCAGAGAACTTCGCATGAGTGTCGTCCGCACGCGCTTTGCAAAGACTGGCGTGCGAGGAAAGAATCGCCCGTCGGTCGAACCTGAGGTGTCTCAGCACATTGAGAATGTCCTCGACGAGCGGCAGTATCTCGAGCACGCATACAATCTCAGGGAGGCGCACCAGAAGACCGGAGACCTGTTTGGTCCGTCAGAATACCTGTTGAGATACTGCGTCAAGAACAAGTCGCAGGAATCCGTCAGACTCGCTCATCACGAGTGCGAGTATCTCATCTGGCGTTACATCCAGAGACTTCTTGATCTCGATCAATATCAGGCGGCGGCCATTGTCTGTTGGGGACCTGAACTCTTTTCGCCAGAGCCGCATTGCACCAAGCTCGTGTGGAACGGGCTTCGAGATAAGTCCAAGAATCTCATCATGGGAGGTGGTTCGCTCTCCAAGTCATATTCCGGAGCCGTCTACTTTGGCCTCGATTTCCTGCGTGATCCTGAGTGGACCTGCATCAAGGTCATGTCAGTCACTCGCCAGCACGCGGTCACCAACGTTTTTGCTCACCTCAAGAACCTGCTCTCCAACGTCATTGTTCCAGTCCCAAGCCTTGTTGTCAAGTCTGAGTCAGTCAGGGTCAACAACGACGACAAACAGGGAATCCATCTCACATCCATCCCAATGGGCGATGATGGCAAGGGACGACTTCGAGGCTTCCATCCAGTTCCTCGTCCAGTTCCGCATCCGCGCTTTGGCAAGCTCAGTCGCATCGCTCTCATTCTTGACGAGGCCGAGGAGATTCCTGAGGGCGTGTGGGAGGATGTGAACAACGTCCTCTTGACCGAGGAGACCGACAACAGCCATGTTAAGGTGTTTGCGGCCACAAACCCCAAGGATCGAAACAGCAAGTTTGGCTCTCTCGCCGAGCCAAGACGAGGTTGGGCATCGATTGACATCGACGTCGACGAGACCTGGGAATCCTCGCGTGGATACAACGTCATCCGACTCGACGGGGCCAAGTGCGAGAACGTGGTCGAAAAGAAGGTCGTGTTTCCTGGCCTGCAAACCTGGGAGGGATTCGAGCGGCTTCTCAAGCTTGGAACCGACAACCCTGAGTATCACACGATGGCGCGTGGATGGTTTCCTGAGGCCTCGTCTTCGGTCGTCATCGTCAATGAGTCCATGTTTGAGAGGGCCAAGGGTCTCTACACATTCTCAGGACCGACGACCATGGCCGCAGGAATTGACCTTGCCTTCGAGGGAAATGACCTCGCGTTCTTCACGGCCGCGAGGTTTGGAACTGCCATCGGGTGGACAGACATGCAGGGAAGCTTTCAGCGGTTCAAGACCGAGCGTCGAGTCATTCAGGTCGAGCAGCAGATCAGCCTTGAGAAGAGAGACACGATTGAGCAGGCCAAGGCCATCATCCGTCTCAGCAACGACATGGGAGTGAAGCCGAGATGGCTGTCGGTCGATCGAACTGGAAACGGAACTGGAGTTCACGATGCCCTCAAGTCAATGTTTGGCCCAGACGTGTTTGGCATCATGTTCAGTTGGGCGGCATCCGACACGCGCATTCTTGATGACGACTCTGAGACATGCTCTGAACGCTACAATGACGTCGTCACCGAGATGGCCTTCAGTCTTCGCAAGTTCATCGAGACAGATCTCCTCAAGCTCAATCCTGGCATCAACTGGAACGCGCTTGGCCGTGAGACCGTCACCCGTCGTTACATGCAAGTCGGACGAGGAGTGCTGCGAATCGAGCCAAAGAAGGATTTCAAGAAGCGTCATGGAGACGCGTCTCCCGACAGGTTTGACAGTCTTCTTGTTGCCATTCACGGAATCAGGATGAGCGGCGGAATCTCTGGTCGCATGGTCGAGGAATCAGTCGTTCCAAGACAGAGACCTGAAAGAGTGCAACACGGCATCGTGGACAACCTTGAATTCATTGACATGTCCTCCTGACCCATGAACGTCATCGAATCCATGATCATGCCAGGAGGATGGCACAAGCCTGAGAAGGACCGTCTTGGCCGCGACATGCCTGAGCCGATCAAAGCACCCACGTATCGTGCCCTCATTGAGGCCGTGATCAAGTTCAGGGCGGACAACGTCATTCCAATCGGAGATGTCAAGGCCGAGGTTGACGAGTATATCTGCAAGACCTTTCCCAGAAGCTGCCACCATTTTGAGGGAGTGTCTCGAATCGAGGTTAACTCAGAAGTCTCGCATGCCAGAACCTTGACTGATGACATGATTCAGACGATGGACGCGCAGCTGCAAGATCACTCGATCGAGGAGCTTGAGTTAAAACAGGAAGCGCAACGAAGGGCCAGCATCTGTGCGGGCTGTCAATACAACGTGCGGTGGAACAGCAACTGCGGCTCGTGCGTTGAGGCCGTCAACCGCATGTCGGCAATGCTGCGAGCCGGCAACAGTCTTCCTCGTGAAAGAGACCTTCGTGCATGTCAGATCCTGCGGCATGAGAACCGTTCTGCCGTGTGGCTTCGAATGGACAAGATCAAGAAGAATCCAGACGTTCCTGGTTTCTGCTGGGCGAGGCAATGAGTTGCCAGAGGTGTTCAATGAAGATAACGTCGAAGGGAGTCAAGAACTTTGCGGGAGCCGTCGGACGAGCGGCCGACAAGCTTGCCCGCAGAGAGATCCTGCTTGTCGATAACTCTACGAAGAAAAAAAGGCTGTCTGTCTGCAATGAGTGCGAGTATCGATCAGACATGCAATGCTCGGTCTGCGAGTGTTTCCTTCTCGCCAAGACCATGCTAGCTTCCGAATCATGCCCCAAGGGAAAATGGTAAGCAATGCCAAACGACGCCTCAACAGCCGATATAGTCGACCCACAAACGGGGTCGGTTCTTCCGTCAGTCCTGACCTTCGAGCAGGCCTATCAAACATATCGGAACTTCACCACGGACAACCGCGAGCGCAACAACAAGAACACGGCAATCGCTCGCAAGATAAACGGCGAACAGCCATGGAATCCTCGAAGGCTGCGCGCCGCGGGGCAATCATGGCGCAGCAATCGGCCGACAGGCTTCATGTCCTCGCTGCTCAAGAGGCTCACGCCGCCGTATCGCCAGGTCATCGACCAACTCCCCCTCTTGACCTTCAGCCGCTTTCCGAACGCAGCTTCGGGAACCGAAGCCTTGGAGGATACTTTCCGCAAGGCAATCACGGACTGCATTCGTAAATGGCCAGGATGGCCTGACTTCATCTCGCAGCTGATCGACGAGAACATCGGTTACGGCTACGCGGCCGTTGGGCGTGAGGATGAGTTCAGCTGGAGGCCAAGGATGTATCGGTCTGACGAGGCCCTGTTCTATGTCGGTTGTCCTCAGGAGGCCACAAGAGTGAAGATCTGGGGACTCAAAGAGGATTTCTTTGTCGATGACATCGTTGAGACGATCCGTGACCCAGAGATTGCCGCTCTTGCCGGATGGCAGGTCAACAATCTCATCAAGAAGCTCAACACCGCGCCAAGGCAGTTTGACGACAGGGCGAATTCCGAGAATGAGCGCGTCTACGAGGATCTCATTCGTGAGAACAACCTGGCCTCGAGCTTCACCTCCTCAATTCGGGTGGTGAAGGCCGGTCACATCTTTGCCGTCAATCCGGCTGGCGGAATTGACCACTACATCTTTGACCGCGAGGACGGCGTCCCGTTGTTCTTTCGCCGAGCGCGGTATGACAAGATGGAACAGTGTCTGACCCTGTTTTCTGCGGAAGTCGGAGATCGCACCCTGCACGGGTCAAGAGGCGCAGGTCGCGCACTCTACAACACGCATGTCTCGGTCGAGCAGGCGCGCAATCTCATTCAGGATGCGCTCCATCTCTCAGGTCTGCTGATTCTTCGTCGAACCTCCAAGGCTGGATCAGGATCAAGTGAGGCTCCAAGTCTGACGGTGAATCACCCGTTTGCGATCGTCGGAGAGGGTTACGAGGTTCTTGAGAAGGTATCGTTCC